ATATAATAGTATTTTTCATAGTATACAAATTTTTTAAATATTATTTCCAGGTAATGTTTTTGAGGTTTTTAACTGCATTTTTTAGCCACTTCTCTTCCTGAGAATCAGCAACATACAGTATAATAATCTCCCCAACTTTACCTTCTTTAAATCGTATTAAGCGTCCTACTCTCTGTATCATAGACAAAGATTTGCTTGTGATTCCGCATATTATCCCCATATTTGCATCAGGGACATCGAAGCCTTGGTTAAGGGCTTTAGTAGAACAAAGCACATTTATTGACCCATTTTTAAATGATTCTAGTGCTAGTTCTTTTTGTTTTTTAGTTTTCTTAGAATGATAAGACAATGCATTAGGTGTGATAGAAGTACATAATTTATCTGTAAAATCATTAGCCCCACTAAACACAAGTATTCTTTTACTTGTATTAGTCTTGTAGATTTCCTTAAACTTCTTTATCTTATTCTCTGCAAAGTCTACAATTTGTTTCCTCATTCTAATAGCCCTATAAAACATTATTGCTTTTTGTTTATCTCCTGCTGTAGCATTATTATCAGCCATTATCATTTGAGCGCTTTCAAAAGCATTGAATTGCCCTAACTGATATTTCCACTGTACAAAACTATTGTTAGCTTTCTTATATTCTTTTTGCTCATCAACAGTTAAGGTTACAGGTACACATGATATGTTATAAGGACTAACTATACCTAACTGTACACATTTATCTAATGTAATATTGTAGGCTGCTGGTGCAATCTTTTCTAACAACTCTCTATACTCCTCTTCTTCAGGGGGTGTAGCGGTCATACATAAAAGCTTATCATAAGTATTATATTTAAAAAACTTACGATATTCTGGTGATAATCCTAAATGTACTTCATCACACAGAACTATATCATAATGTTTCCCAACTAATTTATATGCACTTTGATAACAAAAAACCTCAACATGATCTAAACATCCTTCTAAGCCCCATTTATAAAACTCTTCTTTAAATTGTTCTTGTAATTGGACAGTAGGAACTAAAATAAGAGCTTTCCCATTATATGAGTGTTTTTTCCTATATCTATTAGTCTTAGCTTTTAGACATTGTTTTAAAGTATAATCAACAGCTAATACACCTATTCTAGATTTACCAAAGCCTGTCCCTGCTATAACTGAGCCTACAAATCCTTGTTTAGCCCAAGAGTTAAGAGCTTTTTTTTGCTCTATATCTCTTATCTGATTAATCTGTTGGGTCACAATACTTTCCATACTGTAACAGTTCTATTGGTTTCTTTATCTTTGTGTGTACCGTCTGATGTAACTACCCCTAAATTAACTAACTCTGTTACTCTTCCTGTAACTCTATTTATATCCCATCCTAAATGCTTAGCTATATTTCTATTAGTAGCAGGGGTAAGGTAGGCTATAACATTATACACTGTTTGTCTTTTAGCGCTTAATGTAGGTTTTAACTCTTTAAGGGAGTCAACCTGTGTTTTTCTAATCATAATTTAAATCTTTCTTTTATTCGTTTTATTTTATTAAGTAAGTCTGATTTTTTTGCTCTTGGACTTCTAAATATTTCTTGCTCTGGGTGTAATACTTCATGTTTACCCATTACATTTACTGTATGCTTTAGCATTTTTATTATGTTTATTGCTCTTTCTTTTGTTGTCATTTTAATCAATTTTATGTTTTTTAAGTTCTATTAAATATTTACGTATAGTTTTTGAAACAGTAGTAGGAGAACATTTTAGTTCATGGCCTAGCTCTTTTATAGTTTTGTCTTGATTTTCTAACCAATAATCAAGTATTTGAGAGCGTCTTTCAGATAATAAAGAATATACACCATTATCTAAAAGTACTATTCTTACAGTCTCTTTCATACGAGCTACTAGTAAATCCTCTGAATCTAGTTCAGTCTCCCCACTATACTTCCACAGTTGGTCTGCAGTTTTTACAATAGGGCCATTATCTTTTTCCCATTGCTGTTCTTCTTCCATTTGTATGGCTACGTGATGTCTTGTCATTTCATTTTATTTGTATTAATACAGCTTGTTATTATAAGCGCTGCTGATATAAATAGTATATAATATACTAGTACTTCCATAATCTATTATTTTATTTAATTATTATTTTTCCCAACATTTACTTACAGATACTTCAGCTTTTAACAAGCCGTTTGTTACTATTTCATTAGCAGCTACTTCCATTAAATGTTGCATATCTTGTGACCATTCTCCTACATACTCATCTTTACATATAGTATCTATCTGATCATGCACAGTCATCACTAATTTAACAGGTGCATCGTTCATTTTTATATACTCACGCATTAAAATTAAAGCACGTTTAGTCATATCTGCACTAGCTCCTTGTATAGGTGTGTTTTTACTAGCACGTTCTATACTACCAAGATCCATCATTGATGCTTTGTTATTCCAAATCTTTGGGTACCAATTACTAAACCATCTCTTCCTATTGTAAGGGGGGAATGTTTTAATATACCCATACTTTTTACCAAAGTTACCTAGCTTCTCTAAGAATCCTTTGATTGCTGGGAATGCTTGGAAGTATTTTTCGATGAGTTCTTTAGCTCCTTCCACACTGATGTTAAGAGTATCAGAAAGCTTATTAGGGCCCATCCCATAAGCAAGCCCGAAATTAATAGTTTTGACATTTGTTCTAAGTTTTTTATGTGAAGGACAGCTACATTTAGATTTATTTTTAAAGTAAGCGCAGTCATCTTCTCCACTAGTTAACCATTGTTCACCATATACTAACTCGGCACACGTAGAGTGTAGATCTTGATTATTCTTTAGTGCTTCTATCCAAACTGGATCTTTGCTCCCATAAGCTATAACATTTAGCTCTTGTGATGAATAATCTGAACTGACAAAACTCCAACCATCGGGTGCAGTGAAACAATTCCTGTATATATTATCAGCAGGTATCTGCTGCATATTAGGTTTGCTACTACTTACACGGCCGGTATCTAGTATCTGGTGAAAATTGGTATGAATTTTATTATCTCCAGCTAAGTTCTTAAAGAATGCATCACCATACGATGTGCATAGTTTCATTGCTTCTTTATACTTAACATATTTATCTATTAATGGGTATTTAAACCTATACTTATACATTTGTTTACCATTAACATTCTCTAGACTAGGGAGGAGACATTGAAATACATCTAGCACCTGTTTAGGGGATGTCCATTTAATATCTATATCTCTAATCTCTTCGACTGGTGTGAACATGTCTGTCTGTACATATCTAGATACAAAGTGTTTAATCCTAGCATCAACTCTAACCATCTCATCTAAGTTTAACTCAAGGTTAGATGCTTTATCCATGTTAACAGATTCTATTTCTTTCCATTTCTCTGAGTCTAAATCTAATCCATTGTATTCTATGTCTGCAAATGCTGTAACAGCTTCATTTTCAAGAGCAACTACATTATTTAGTTTATATTTGTCTATTAATGGGAGTTGGTGTTTCCTTACACCTATTAAATACTCTACATCTTTAGCCCCATAAACTATTTGGTCTTCTCTAAATGGTTGCCCGGTAAGCCCTACAAATTGATTTCTTACCTCTTTGTTTAACTCAACATTTAAATAGTTTTTACACACATCTTTAAGTCCATATCTAACCCCATCTTTACCACAGTTTAATACACGTTCGGTTAAGAATGTATCATAAATACCTTCACATTCTATCTTTCCCCATCGTTTTATAAACTTATAGTCAAACTTAGCGTTATGAAATATCTTAATTATATCTGTACTTTCTAGTATATTTCTTAGTGGTTCAATGTCAACAACTCTTGTGTCTATTACAAACTGGTCAATTTCATCACCTATTTGAAACATAATCATTTTCTTACAGGTAAAGTCTAATCCTTCAGTCTCTGTATCTACACCTAATACTTGTTTATCCTCACAATACTTGACCACATCATCAATTGTCCCCAACTGATAATGTGATGCAGGTATCTTAGTATTGCTTGAGTTATCAATTAGATAAATCATTGTTCTAACCACTGACTATCATACTCAGCATCTGCTTGAATATCAATATGTTTATCATATTCTACTGTTGCTTTTTGAATCAATGATACTACAGCCCTTGCTTTTGCAACGTCATAGTATCTATAATCATAAGTAAATCCTAATTCATTGTGTATTCTTGCGTTTCTATAAGCATCTATAAATAACGCTGCTGTGCCATCTTGCACCATTTCATAAATTTCTTTCATTTTCCCCATAATTATTTATTTTAAATTAATATTCGTTATAAAATCTCCTATCAACAGCTACTGAATCTCTGTCTGCTTTTGCTTTTGATAATGTAGATACTGATTGAAACCCAAACATCATCTGAAATCCAATGTCATTTGTTATTATATCAGGTATATCCCATTCTTTTACTACTTTATCTCTTACTATTTTTTTACCCCTAAATGTAATCTCTTCGAGAACTAGTTTGTTCTTTACTATAAAGGCATTTTTCTTGCCGTATCTTTTCTTGTTTGTATTCATATAATATTTTATTATAAGTTTAGCAAATATAACATTTTTATTTACATTGTATAAGAGTATTTGGTATAAAATAGAGAGAGGAGCACTATGGCTCCCCTAACTATCCTAAAACAAATCCCCATTTGTTATTATCCTAATTCTTCTGTGTATTCTTCAACAATTTCCCCTGTTGTTACATCAACACTTTCATTTGCTGCTGCAACTGGGTCAGACTTTAAGAATGTGTGATTCATAACCTCAACACTTGGATCACAAAAGCTAACTTTAACATCTCTGTATACAACAGATCCATTATGTTTTATAGCTGGTTTGTCAGCACCTGGTCTTTTAGCGTACTGTTTAACTATTGCTTCAATTTGGTCTTCTTTATCAAATATATTTAATTTGTCTTCAGCCCATTTAAATTTATCTTTAGATATTACAGTATTTTCTACAATTACAGCTCTAAATCTAATGTTACACTCTTCATTAAGCTGTGGGTTATAGACTGCGATAGGATCTAAGATGTTTAACTCAAGCATTTCTTTAGTTTTCCCTGCTTTAGTTCTAAATTCTTCCCACATACCATTGTCAATGTCTAACTCATCAATACCTAACATTAGTTCTAAGTTAGATACTGTGATGTTTTGCCACGCTAATGTTACGCTCCCTGAATTTGTAAATCCTTTGTATCCAGACATCATCATACCTAAACCTTCGTATTGTCCTTCTGACTTTGCAGCTGAAGTACGAGATGTGTTTACAATTCCACCTTCGTATAGTTCTAACGATACTATATCAGGGTTTGATGTTCTGATTACTTTTGTTAATACTACTTGACCTGTTTTTAGTGCTTTCAAGTTTAGACCTCTTGCACTGTTTAATTGATTTGCCATTTTATTATTTTTAATGGATTATTTTGATGATTTTAAAAAGGTATATCATCAACCTTGTTTATGTTAAAAGAATAGTATACCCTCTCTTCCCTTTATTGATCAGTTAACAGCTACGTTTAAAGTCTACCAATCTTACTTGGAAATAGACTACTGCTAGAGGGAGGATGTGCACACCCCATTCACTATTCTTTGTTTATTGTGTTATCATTGCTAAGATGCAAACAAGAATTATACCTACATAAGCGTAAGTTAATTCTTGCATTGATCTTTGATAGTTATTTCTTGATTTCATATTGTTTTT